TGGTGCTGGTGCTGGTGCGGAAAAAGAAAAACCCTCCATATAGGAGGGCGTTTAAGGGGTGCTGGCAGGGTTTAAAAGATAATTGGCTTCAGGTACTCCCACAATAAAATTAAGGCCAATAGCGCACCTAATAGTCCTGCACCTAATAGATCAAAAATTGATGTTTTCATTTTTTTTATGCTCCTTCAGTTTGTTTTAAGGGCTTAAGCCAAGAAAATGCCTGTCTTGCCTTATTGGGGTTCGTCATCAAGTTAATAAACCAGTCTTGGCTTATATCAAAATCCATGACCATCTCGCAAATTTCAGAAAACGCTTCTAACCCGTAAATTTCGCAAAAATCAAGGCAGGAGTTTAGGCTCACTTTTGCGGCATCTGCTAGGTCTAAATCTTCAAATGCTAGGAAATATTCACTGATCGTATCGTCATAATTTGACCAGATGGCGGTATCGGTGGCGTAGTCGTCGTATGCTCGCTGGTTTTGCCACGCTCTATCGTCGTAGGCCTTATTGATGACGGTTGCGCCTGTGGCCTTCCAGTTGCTTGCATTGCCGTAACTGTAATAAGACGGCTGGTACGCTTGCTTGATCTCGGGTGGGGTGTCTACCTGTGCTTTGGCCTTCTTGGCGAGCTTGCTTACTCTCCGTCCTGCTGGTGCGGTTTTGCTGGTGGTCGCTGGTGCGCTCCAAGCATAGGTATTGGATAGCCATAAACCTCCCCAATACACACCGGCGCTTTTGTTCACGGTTACTGTCCGGCCTAAGTTATCCATCAAAATAAACTTATTACCGGAGCCAATATGCCCGGCCACAATTTCAGCAAAGGCAGGGGACAAGAAAAAATCAGGATTCTTTTCCAGCATTGGTACTAGATAATTCTTGATATAGTGCCACGTATCGGATTTTGACGTATCGGCAGAATTGCCAGTAGATAAAATTCCATTGTGCATCAAGGCCAAGTCAATGCCATGATCTGCATGGTTTAGCACTTGGTACGGGTGGCAGTTGTCTAGGTCAGTAGCTCCGTGAGTTCTCATCCGCAAATGGAAAGCACATTGTTTCCCTTGTATATGCTTTTGATAAAAGGCCACAAAATCCGCAGATGTTTTAGGCAGTATCTTTTCAATCACTAGGCAATCGTTCTCGGAGTACATCACTCCCACTCCGTCGGCATTGTAATCAAAAAAGTCTGCTAGCCACGCAGTAGTTAATGCTGGAGCGGTGGCAGGTTGGTTGATAAGTAAGCACATGATTTTATTTTCCCTTTATGTATTTAAATAGATTCTTGGTTATTTTCGGTGGTGTCGCTGATAAGTAATGCTGGCAGTCTGCCTTTTGGTTTGTACGGCATAGTAAAACCCTTGGCGGTTAAATACGCTCTGAGGTTGCGTGTGTCTCGGCGGTTGTTTTCAAGGCAGATAAATTTTAGGAAGGATTCAGTAGTGAGATTTTTTTGGCTGGTATCCCTTGCAAAGTGCCATGAGATGAAGGAAAACTCTAAGCAAGATAATATGGTCTCGTACTTGAGCGTACCTTTAAATAGCCTGAACTCTACCGTTCTCGGATTGTTGAAGTTGATCGCCTCATATCGACTTGAATTGAGCCCTGCTAGTGCGTTGTCTTTTCTGCTTTGCTTGTGCCATTCAATATCAGAATCAGTATAGTCAGGGGAACTATATCGCTCGCTTGGACGGCTGGCCTTTACGGCATCCTTTAGCCATGACTTATCTATGGCCTTGTCCTTTATTTGGCTATAAGTGGATTCTGTCCGGCGTGCGATAGCTCGTATCAATTCCACGTTTGCAGGGTCGTTAATAAATAGCACTAACTTGCTGGCGTGCAATAGTGTCATGCCTGCTTTGCAGACGTGGACGTGTAACCCACAGGTAGACGTATTGTGCGACCTTGAACCCTTGAAAGAGTTTTTGAAAAATGCGAGTTGTTCGGCGTGTACGTCCAGGCCTGTAAATCCCGTTACCATCTCAAAACCTCTATCAAGCGAGCCGTCCTGCTCGCAGGCAGCATACTGATACGTACTCCCGTTTGCTATTGAATGGTGGCCTAGGCCGTCCAATAGCTCCCTAGCTTTATCATGCTTGTCGTAGTCTCCCGATATTTCCATCTCTAGTTCAATCCCCAATAAAATCCGGGGTTTGCGTGTGTCATATTGAGAAGGAATATGGCCTAGCTTTCTTTTGCTTGAGTGGTACTCCCCGATTACGGCATTTTCTTCACGTTGTCGCTCTTCTTCTTCCTCGTCCTCGTCGGTTGTGTCGTCGTCTCTCACTAGCATATCCCGCCTATCGCTCCAACGGTAGTTTGCTCGCTTGCAGTGGGCGCAGATGGAGTAGTCGCCATCATAAGCCTCGTGCATTGTGTTGCCTATGCAAACACGGGAACAGTCGTGGCAGGACGATATATCGTGGTGGGGGAATAAGTCCTCAAATATATCTAACCAATCTCTGCCTGCTAAGCCTATGCCGTTTCTACTGGCATCTATGGCACTCTGAGGGTCATTGTTGCGCAGGGCTTCACCTATCTGCTCTCCAGTTCTTTTCCAATTAGCCAAAATATGTTCACGGTCTGCCAGTTGCCTTACCATATTTGAGGGCAATGCCCGGGTTAGCCTATCACGCACTGATAGGCTGGCCATTGTGCCGGTGCGGATAGTCGCTCTTATTTCTGTGCTGGTGCGTGAATACGTTTGGCGTATTCTGATCTGCAAGGGGGTTTCTGCTCTTACATTTTCCATTTTTTTATCCTCTAGATTATTTATGGGTTGAATTGTCTTTCCTGTTTAGGAGCCTTAATCTTAGCATTGTTTTGAGATTGTCAAGAGGTTTTGATTTTTTACCATTTTCGGGGTGGCTCTTGGGCATAGGTTTAATTGTCTTTTGCGTTCAGGTGGCAGGGTGGAGGTAATTGTCTTTTTTTATGGGTTGTATTGTTTTTAGTTGGGTAGTTTTTATTGGGGTTTTGACAATGGTTTAAGGCATACAGGGTATGGCTTGCAGGGTTTATAGGCTTAATTGTTTTCTGTAAGTCTACTAAAGAAAAAATAATAAATACTGTATATACATACAGTGGTATTTTTTGCCTGCGGTTTTCCAGCGACTTTTTTTGCAAAAACAATTGACAATTTAACCTATCGTTTAAAGGGGTCTGGAAGGGGTTTTGGTATTTGGCAGGGGTTTATTTTTGTTTGCCTTTGCATCTGCTTTTGCATCTGCTAACTGATAACCGGAGCAAAGTTCGTCCCCCTCGCTCTTAGCAATCAGAAAATATCCGCGCCCAAAAGCATTGACAATTTAGCCTAGATAATGCTACTAGATAATCAAAACAATTTAACCTAGATAATCAAAACGGTGTCATGCTGCACTGCATCATTTTGCAGGTTGCTTAAATATTGTGCAGACTGCTGATTATCTATAATCAGAGGGATTATTATTATCTAGCCTAGATAATGGATTATCTAGTTAATGCAGATATATTTAGGGTATATACCTATTGACATAATGCAATATATTATCTGCACATAATATTATCTATTATTAGGGTAAACCCGTATTTTGCAGTTAAAAAAAAATTTTTTTCTGCGGGGGGAAGTGGCTACACTATCAGGGAGTTTTTTGAAATCTCGGAATCTCAAAGAGCCAAAAACAAACACACTTTAAGGCAAAAAACAATCTAGCCTATAGAAAAAAGCCAAAATAAAAAAGTAAAAAATTTTTATTAAAAAAATCAAATACTGCAACACTTTTTATTGCATACAATATCCAGCTTGCTTTTATTAGGGTTTATGCTAGTATCGGAATTATTTTGCTACTCCAAGGGTCGCTATGTTCCAATTTGAGCTAGGTGATGGATTCTTCTCCATTGATGTGACCGTTACTCGCTTGACCGCAACGGAGGAAGAGCTTCGTCGAATCTTTGATAGCGCTTTTCGAGGACTAACTGGCGATGCTTTGGCATTATGCTCTGGTTTTGAGCCAACACAGTTCAAACTCTTATGTGAGTCCTATGAATTAGCAAACCGCGCGGTGCGATATGGTAAAGCCATGAGCCAAGCTCGGTTGACCGGTGCTATGTACGACTTGGCGGAAAATTCCGAGGACAAAGTAAAAATCAAAGCCATCATGTTCTTGCTGACCCACAGCCACGACTGGAAACCCGCTAAAGCGCTAGATGATAGTAGCAATGAAACGATCATCACAGTATTGAACGGCTTACCAGAACTGGACGACTAAAAAGTGGCTAAAAACGTCAAAATAAAACTGCCCGTGTTGCACTCGGGGCAGATAAAGCTCTATAAAGACCGTGAACGATTTAATGTGGCTAGGGCGGGTAGGCGGTTTGGGAAGTCAATATTCTTGGTGTGGTTAGCGTCAAAAACCGCTATTCGTGGCAAGCAAGTAGGGGTTTTTGCTCCAGAACACCGCCAACTAGCGGAAATTTGGGACGGGTTGATTGATATTCTTGACCCAATCATCAAAAGCTCGAATAAAAACGAAGGCACTATCAAAACGATCAACGGGGGCAAGATTGACTTCTGGACAATCATTGACAACCCATTGGCAGGGCGAGGGCGGTCATACGACTTAGTGTTGGTCGATGAGGTAGCTTTTACTAAAAGCCCACAGACTAAAGATGAAATCTGGTTCAAGTCGATTAAACCAACGATGCTTACCACCCAAGGTAAAGCGTGGCTATTCTCTACACCAAATGGGGTAAACCCTGACAATTTGTTCTACGCCGCCTGTAAAGAAGCGGAACTAGGATTCAAAGAACATTACGCCCCATCACTCGCAAACCCTTACGTACCACCTGAAGAAATTGAGCTAGAGCGTCAGCGCCAGCACGAGTCGGTGTTCCAGCAAGAGTATTTAGCAGAGTTTATTGACTGGCGAAGCGTCAGCCTATTATCGATCGACAAGTTGCTGGTCGATGGTGCGCCAGTACCGTTCCCAGACCGTGTTGATACTGTCTATGCGGTAATTGACTCCGCCATGAAAGCAGGACAAGCGTTCGATGGAACGGCTGTGGTGTACTTCAGCTACAACTCAATGAGCGAGCAACCGCTAACCATATTAGACTGGCAAATTGTGTCAATTGATGCGGCAATGCTAGAACATTGGATACCCTCGGTATTTGAACGACTAGAAGAACTCGCTGTTCAAACCAAAGCGATCTACGGAGTGACTTCGACCTTCATTGAAGGCAAAGGATCTGGAATTGTGTTGTTACAGCAAGCGCAAAATAGAGGCTGGAACGTGCGAGAGATTGAACCTAAGTTCGTTCAGCTTGGAAAAGATGACCGAGCGTTCTCGATCTCGGGCTACCATTTCCAAGAAAAGATTAAGATTAGCGAACACGCCTACTATAAAACACTCCCATTTAAAGGTGCCACCCGTAACCATCTGCTGACAGAAATGGCGGATTTTAGGCTGGGCGACCCAGACATCAACAAAAAATCGAACGACTTAGTAGACTGCTATGTGTATGGAGTCAGTTTGGGTTGCGGCGACAAGTTGGGTTTCTAAGCTGTTGGTGTTAAGATTGGCGATATATTTTAAAGGCACGTCACATGGCTGATATTACAGTTAACGGAGTTGGTGTTGGATCTCAATTAATGTCCATCATTAATTGCGAAGCAATTATGCCGGGGACGGCAACAGGGTACGAAACTTGCAAGCTTTTGTGGGAGTTTTTGCCCCTTAGCTCAAAATTGATCGAGCGACCCATTATTCTTGCAATGTCCAAGCCACGTATTATTAGCATGGATATTCACCCGAAAGAGATGCTGATTAAAGCGTTCAATCGTGAGTGGGAATCTATTGGCGCCAACGACCTGATTCGTGATACTGCTTTTATGACCCGAGCTTATGGCGCGGCGGCGATTGTGTATGGGGCTAAAGGTATCCCAACTGACCAACCGATCGACCCTTGGCAGTTGCAGGATTTAGACTTGTACTTTAATAAACTAGACCCCCTAAACTTAGCGGGTTCTTTGGTAGGCAACCAAAATCCGAACGCACCAGACTTTATGAAGCCCATGGTGACTATTACCGCTTCTGGCCAGCCTTACCATAGCTCACGAAGCTGTGTTCAATACGCTAATACACCTATTTACTTGAGCTATCAGCCGTCTGGCTACGGATTTACTGGGCGAAGCGTGTTTCAGCGGTCGCTATACCCAATCAAGTCCTATATTCAGTCGATGGTGACTGACCAAATGGTAACGCTCAAAGCTGGCTTATTGATTTCTAAGCAAAAGCAGTCGGGTGCAATCGTCAATAAACTCATGCAAATTGGCGCAGGCATTAAGCGAAGCTTTTTAGCTGGTGGGGTAACAGGCAACGTACTGTCCATTGATATCGACGAAGATATCGAGGCAATCGATTTATCAAACACCGACACCGCAATGACGACTGCGCGCAATAACATTATTGCGAACATTGCGGCTGGCGCAGACTGTCCTTCAGTATTGCTAAAGGATGAGAGCTACACTGCTGGTTTTGCTGAAGGCGACAATGATGCACTAGCACTTGCGACCTACTTGACAGGCGTTCGTAATGATTTAGCCCCCATGTTCAGCTACTTTGACAAGATCGTGATGCACAGAGCATGGAACAGAGAGTTTTTTGAAGCTGTAAAAAACGAGTACCCTGAACAATACGGCAAAAAGTCGTATGAAGAAGCGTTTTACGAGTGGCAAGAGGCTTTTGACGCTTCTTGGACACCGATGGTTGAGAGCAAACCAGAAGAAAAAGTCAAAACTGAGGACGTAAAACTCAAAGCGATGACTGAAATGCTTCGCACAATGCTACCAGTCATTAACCCAGAGAATCGGGCTGTACTATTGCAATGGGCGGCGGATAACATCAATGAAATGCCTGAGTTGTTCAAGAGTTCACTTAATATGGACTACGATCAAATCGCTGACTATGAGCCTCCAGAGCCATTAACTGAGCAAAAGTTGCCTAACGGAACATGACCACATTCAATAAAGTCTTGACGGACGCCGTTAATGATTTCATAAAATTTGGGTTTGATGGTAACAATAGGCTTCACCATTGGTCTGTTGAGCTTAGACATTCAGCAGAGCAAAGCTTGATCTCTGAGGCTAAGTTGCGAACCGATTTAGAGCGCGCATTGCAAAGTACCTACGACCGTTTAGTGATTAAAAGTGGCCTAGTTAGCAAGAACGTATCGCAGTCAACGCTAGATAAGTACCGGCCAAAGTTGCATCAAGAGCTAAATAGACGAATGACAGCCTCCGCTACGCTAATTAAGCTCAATCGTGAGGATACGATTACAAATACCTTACGCCGGTTCGCTGGCTGGGCTACCTCTATCCCCGAAGGCGGGACTGAAGTGGCAAAACGACGTGAAGAGAAACGTAAAATCAAAAAAGATTTAGGCACCCTACCGTTCAAAGAACGTCGGGTGATTATTGACCAGACAAATAAAATGGTTGCTAATATGACCGCAATCGTAGCTCTAGGAAATGGAGCTATCGGTGCTAAATGGCACAGCAACTGGAAGCAACCAGGCTACCATTACCGCGAGGATCACCGTGAGCGCGACGAAAAGATTTATCTGATACGAGATAGCTGGGCGCAAAAAGAAGGCTACGTGAAGCCAATTAACGGCTATACTGACGATATTACAGACGTAGGCGAAGAAGTGTTTTGCCGATGCCACTACGAGTACATTTATCAGGTGAGTCAAATGCCTAATGAATTTATCACACAAAGCGGTAAGCAAGCGTTACAATTGCGAAAAATATCTTAGGGTTAGTACCTATGCCTACAACGAGTGCCGCGCAACATCGCTTAATGGAAGCCGCCGCCCATACAACGGGTGGCTACGGCGGGGTACCTCAGTCTGTAGGAAAAGAGTTCGTTGGTAAAGATGACAAGAGCGAAGGTGAAGAAAGCCAAGAGTGGCTTAATCAGCTTATCCAAAATGAAATTCTCGCCGCCAATTTAAAAGGCGACAACAGCAATGTTGTTGTCAGCAAAGGCGGTCTTAGCCGTGACTTGCAAAAAATCCAAATCAGAGATATTGGTGACAAGCTACATGAAATAGTACGCCATGTTACTGAGCTTAAAAAGCCTGCCGACTTTGAGTTGACAAAGCAAGACGAAGAAATTACCTCCGTTGCGCCAACTGAAGTTGAGCCTGTAGCTCCTCAAGCTGGAGCTAAGGGGGGATGCGCTGGAATTATGTTCGTCACCAAAGACGAAGAAGTTTTGTTGATCCGCAGAGGTAACGGCGGGGACTACCCAGCAACATGGGCTGTACCGGGCGGTCACCAAGACCCAAAAGATGCCGATTTAGAAGCGGCGGCTCGTAGAGAGTGCCTAGAAGAAACAGGATTTGACTATCAAGGCGAGCTAAAAGAGCTATTTGATGACGGCGAGTTCTGCACTTACATTGCTAGAGGCGTGGAAAAGTTTGAAGTAAAACTGAACTATGAGTCAACTGGCTATGATTGGTGCACCTTAGACAATCCTTCTATGCCTTTGCACCCAAACCAAGACATTACTTTCAAGATAGCGAAAGCTAAGACTGAAACGGATATTGCAAAGCTAATGGCGGCTGGTGTTTTGCCAAGCCCACAGATGTATGCCAATATTGCTTTGTATAACATCCGCATCACAGGAACAGGGTTAGCCTATCGTTCCGGCTTAGGCGAGCACGTCTGGCGCGATGCTGAACTCTACCTAAACCAAGACTTTTTAGACCGTTGTAATGGCCTAGCTGTAGTGCTGGATCACCCCGATACTATCGCTTTGACAACTGAAGAGTACAAAAAGCGCAATATTGGCGCCATCATGTTGCCGTACATTAAAGCCGAAGCCGAAGAAGTCTGGGGCATTGCTAAGGTGTACGACGCTGATGCAGTAAAAGAAATGAATGAAGGCGAAATATCGACTTCTCCTACTGTCGTGTTTAACGAAACAGCAGGCAACATAACACTACAGACCGAGAATGGGCAACCACTCTTGATCGAAGGTGTACCGTTCCTTCTGGATCACATAGCAATCGTAACGAAAGCTAGGGGTTCAAAAGGAGTATGGGACAAAGGCGGAGAACCCGCTGGCGTACTTTTAAATAACCACAATGAGGTATCTGAAAATGAACATTAAGAATGAAGCCAAGGCAGATGCCTCCGGTGACAAACTAGACGCCATTATGTCTTTACTGGGTAAAGTAATTACCCGACAAGACGAAATGGAAGCTAAAAGCAATTTACCCGCTAAATCTTTAGAAGAAGCTAAAAAAGACGCAGAGGAAGAAAAAGAAGCTGAAGAAGAAGCTAAAAAAGACGCAGAGGAAGAAAAAATGCGTAAAGATGCCAAGGCTAAAAAAGACGCAGAGGAAGAAAAAATGCGTAAAGATGCCAAGGCTAAAAAAGACGACGACGCTATGGCTGATGAAGCTAAAGCTTTGGAGGAAAAAGCTAAGATGGATGCTGAAGGCAAAAAAGAAGGCGAATTTGGTGCCATCAAGTTTGACGAAGATAAAGAAGAAGAAGAAGCTAAGAACGATGCCGCTTTTGCGGATTGCCAAGCTAAAGCTGATTCTGTCTACTCTGCTTTCGGAAAATCTGCTCCACGTGCTATGTCCGGCGAGAACTTAACTGCTTACCGTAAACGTATGGTTCGTGGCTTGCAAGCGCATAGCGATGAAATGAAGAATGTAAACATTAACTTGATTAAAGATGATGCTATGTTGGATGTTGTTGAGAATCGTGTGTACTCTGACGCTCTCACTGCTTCACGTGGAACAAGTTCTTTTGCCAAAGGTCAACTGGTAGAAATCAAAAAAGTAGACCAAGCTGGACGTACCGTTACTGAGTTCCGTGGCGATATGGCGGCATGGCTAGATGACTTCAAAGCCCCAACACAACGGGTTATTCGTTTCAATACTGAAAATGTGAAAAGATAAGGAAAAATCATGTCTGCACAAATCTCATTAAACCCTATGGCAACAACCAATGCGGCTGGTCTATTTTCGACCAACAGCAATGGCTTTACCCAAGGTGATGCACTAGCCGATCCAGCAGTAAAGTTCGCGCTTACAAGCGGCGTTATTTCAGCTTTAGCAACTTTGCCTTTATGGGGCGGCGTTCCAATTGCTGAAACAATTCCAGTTCCACAATCCGGTTTTTACTCTGGTGATGCTCAACCCGGTACAGATACTCTTGGTTCTACTATTATCCAAGCTTCTGATTCAGTTGCTCCAACAGGTATTTCTGTATTCAACCAAGCGTTCAATGGTATTACTACCCCTTCGTCTACAGCGCCTCTGTATTCGCCCGGCATGACTACAAACTTCTATCGTTTCGGTAGCGGTGCGCGTATTCCATTGCCTTGCGATGCAAGTATTGTTGCTTTAGCTGGTTCGTCTGTTAACGAAACTGTCTATTGGGACGTAGCAAACTATCGTTTAACAACCTCCGCCTCTGGTAACTTTGCTGTTCCTTGCCAAATCTTGCGTGTTAGCGCAGCTAACAACAAGATCGTAAATTACAGTTCTGTAACTGGTAATGCCAATTGGTCTAACACCATTGTTGGCGGTTCTACTCCTGCTCTTGTAGCAGTAGTTCTAATTTAAGAAAGGAAGTAGATCATGTCTGGATTCGCACCCTCATATGTAACAGTAAACCCACATCACATGATGCCTGAACTGATTATGCAGTACAGTTTGGCTTCTGGTGCTTTTGGAACATTAGCAACAGGAAATCCTATCGCGCGTCTTGGCGAAGCGGATTTGTATGTGTACGCTAAGAAATTGCAATTGACGACTCAAGTTGCCGCAAGTCAATCTTCGTCAAATCAATTGCCTTCCGCTTCTGTAATCCCTTCGATGATTAGCACAGCTACTTATCGTATTCAGACCCGCGCTCAGTATGACTCATACGACGAAGCGGCTACAGGCGCATGGAATTATTCCTTGCCTCAAGCTCTCCGTTTAGCGGCTCGCCAAGGTATTGCACAGCAATTACGCAATTCACTTCTCTATGGCTATAACCCAGCCAACGGCGAAGGATTGCTTAACACTGCTGGCGCAACTCGCGTTAACCTTGGTACTGACACCAACGGTAACACTGGCTACTCTACTTGGGATTCAGGTCAGTTGGCGCAGTTCTTGTTGAATTTGATTGGTACTTTAAAAACAAATACCCTTCAAATCGGCGCGCCATTGCGTTTAGTGTTCTTGGCTCCACAACGCTTTATTCAACAAATCTCTTACGGTGGCATCGTGTCCTTGACACAGTTCCAACGTATCGGCGCCGGTGTTCAAACTGCGGCTGGTTTGGTAAGTGAAGTTGCTGGTTGGGCTGGCGGTGATGATGTTGTGTTCACTGTTGATGACACTTTGATGGGTCAAGGCGCTGGCGGTACTGATGCAATCGTATTGGTTGCCCCAGAACTTGATGCTCCTAAAGCCAACTCACGCATTAACACCAACGTATTTGCTAGCTTGGCACCAAACCAAACAGCTACTACTTTGATGCTTTGCGATATGGCGGCACCTAAAGAATTGCCTTCTCCAATCCCTGATGGCGGAATCACAACGCTTTATAGCTTGCGTTCCACATCTGGTTGGGCATTGCGTCCTGAAGGTGTTGTTGTTTTATCTGCGGCGTATTAATTTGCTTGCACCTCAACTAACCACCCTTCGGGGTGGTTTTTTGATATAGTAATAAAACCCCGCGTGATGCCGGGATGCTTTATATGACAGGGCTGGGGGGTGTAGCCACCTCCGCATCATCAGCCCTGTCACCCATACTAGGAGTTTAAAATGCAAAGTCTTTTTATTGCAAATGCCTCAAAACAAGAATTTATTCTTACCTATATACTTCCTGAAAGTGTTCGAAGCACTATGCACAAGATATCGTCTGGCAGACAGATCAAACTGGATTTATCGGGGGTTGATGTCGAAGCCATTATTAAACAGCAAGAGCCGTATGGTTTGATGGAAGTGAATAAGGTAAAAAAAGGCTTTGGTGGAATTTGCTACCGCCTTGGTAAGCCGATCAATGTTGAAGCTATTGAAGCCGGGATTACCCAATCCGATCAGGAAGCCTACGACCGGTCGCAGGAAATCCGAAACGGCACTGTAGCGGCGCAGGATCACATTTTTGCTACAAGCGCACAAGAAATGGGTGTAAAACAAGTTGGTGGTTTAGAGTTTGAAGTAGTAGAAGAAAAGCTCAATGCCGCTGACACTAGCGCAAAGTTTGAGCAAAAGATTGAAGCCATCCATGAAGGGGCTGCCCCTAAAGGTAGTCGTCGAACTAGAAAATAGCATTAAAATAACTCCCTTCGGGGAGTTTTTGCTTTAGAATGAGGAAAATATTTCTAGGACGGATGCTACATGACTAGCCCGATTGAAAATACTCCTACATTAGCCGGTTTTGTTGAGTGGGCTTACGCCGTAATGGGCATACCTACTACGGCTATGTCCCCTACAGACCCGGGTTGGGGCTTCGCCTTTGCCGTAGCTAAAGATATCGTGCCAATGGATTTTGCTTGCTTGGCGCCGGGCATTTACACCCTTACGGTGTATAACTGGGCGGGTAGCCAGCTATTGCAATTCCAGCAAGACTATCAGGGACAAAACTATTTCACTCAGTTGCGAGCCAAATTTGGCATCAGCAATTTTGTGGCCGGGGTGGTAAATTCGGCTGGCGACCTAAACACTCATGAGTCGCTATCTATCGGTAAAGGTTTGCAAAACTTAGACCTATTGAGTCTGCAACGCCTTAAAGACCCTTACGGCAGAACCGCTATCGCCTATATGCAACAGTTGGGCACTTTGTGGGGTATCACCTAATGAGCCTGAAGCTTAGTTTAGGCGTGATCGACGTACCTGAGCCTTACGGGCATAAGAGCACTGCTGAAGTAGCAGAGTTGCTGGAGGATCAGTACGGAGTGTTTACTTCGTTTGCCGAATATAGAGAGCAAGAAATTGCTGACTTGATTGGGGTAGATGCCGAAAAAGCAATCGCTTTGATGCTAGACGGAAAATCTGTTGATGTAGAGGCTGTTTTTGCCCCTAGCGGAAAAAAGATTACCAAGCTGTTGCACCATTTTTTCACTTCCCAAGAAGTAGAGACTGTTGGTATTGCAAACGTACCCACTAAAGATGCTTTAGCTGGTAAAAGCTTTAAGTTTGATAAAGGAATTACTGCCCGTAGATGGGTTAAAAAAGGCTTACGTGGCGGCGGTAGAGAATACACCAAACGCAACCCGCGCCCTTCTTTTATCTTCTCAGGCGTATTTGAGGCTTCACTAAAAGCGGAAATTAAATAATGGCTTCCGCTACTGAAGCCGCGCAAGCGAAATCGCAGCTAGGGTCTGGGCTTGCCCAAGGCGTAGAAACGATTTCGGGCGGTGAACAGATTACCTTCACCCTTTATGTAAAACTGGTACTGCCTTTGGACGGGTATGTTTTTTGGGTGAACGCCAGTCTTTTAACAGACTCCGCCCTTTTTAACGCATCTCAATACAACGCACTGCTCTATAACAACTACCCTGAAGGCGTACCGCCAAGGCAGTTAGTAGCTAAAGGGTCTTTCCACTTTAGCAGTGACGTACAGATGCTAGAAGATAGGCAGTCTGTCTTTAACCACACCATTTTTACCTCTTTGGTAGAGATTTCTGATTTCAACCTGATTAACCCACAGTTTATGTATGTGGCTGAGTATGAAGGCATGAAGTTTGCTTTTAATCGCAGAGAAAATTTTTATAAGCAAGCCGATCTGTACCATTACCGCGGGGATGCGCTGTACTCCGTAATGGACACCCAACTTATTGACACAATGACGGGTTTCGATACGACTAGCGTTATTGTGTCCAATAGCTTACCTATTTGGCTGGCGTTAAACCAGTTTTTCCCTATGTACCCCTCCTATTTAGTGGATCAGAATATCCCACCAGTTTACGCGGCGGTGGATATTACTCCAGCAAATACAATAGCACTACAAGACTTTCCCCTGCTAGACCCTGACTCAAACCCTTGGCAATTGGTGAAAGACACGGTGAAAATAACCATTTATGGCATTCGTAACCATGAAGCTTTGAACTTTGTGCAATATATCCTTGATTACAGCAGAAACACAGACAATATTGGTTTAATGAATATGCCGGTAATGCGCGATGAAAAAATGACTCAATCAGAGCTAGGCATTTTGGCGCAAAAGAAAACGATCACTTTTGAGGTTAGCTACTATCAGACCACAGTAAACAACATTGCTCGGCAATTAATCGAAAAAGCGTTTATTTCTGTTACGCCCAGCACTATACCAAGTTAAAATTAAGTAGTAATATGTCGTTATCTAAACAAGTGTAAATAGGAGTCACAAATGATTACAGCAAACCCAAGAGTCCAAAATGGCGCATTGATTACCGCCCAAGGAGCACAAACATTTTTGAACATTACGTCTGCTACAGTAGTTAAAACTACCGCTGGACGTGTTGCTAAAGTGAGCGTTATCGCTCCTTCAACTGATGGTGGCCAAAATGCCGCTGTTGCCGATCACGCCGCTACAACAGGTATTAGCGATGCGAATTTGATCGCCGTTATTCCTGACGTTGTCGGTGTTTACAATGTTGATATGCCAGCAGCTACCGGTATTACTTTAGTACCGGGCGGCGCGGGTCAAATTTTGGCAATTAGCTTTATCTAATTAAGGGGCTACTATGCCAAATATTGTTAATGTAGTTGTCACCCAACAGGTGGCAAGTGCGCCAAGTCAGCTACAGCAGACAGGTGCATTTGTTTCCCAAGGTGG